CATCACGACCCAGCTGTTTGCGATCCAACCGCCGCCACTGCCCACCATAAATGGTGTGGTGGGCAGTGGCTCCTTTATACCCCAGGAGCCGCGTTCAGGATAAGACAAGCTTTCGGCATCACGAGCGTTGATGGTGACAGAGATATTCGGGGCGGCGCTCTGCCCTTGGCCATAGCCAGCAGCTTCCCGGCGCGACAGCACCCGTTCGCCCCGTTGCAGGATTGCCGGAACCTCGTCGGGGCGCAGCCCCGCCCAGCCACCGGAATGCATGCGCGGGGCACCGGCGAAGGCCATGGCTGGCACCAGGCGTTGGCTGCCCGTCATGCCGACCACGCCACCGCCATGCAGAATATCTGCGAACAATCCACCCGCACCGCCCAGCGCGCCCGAGAGGGCATTGGCGATAGGCCCGAGGATGAAGCGCCGGGCCGCCAGCTTGGCCAGATCGGCGATCATCGAGGTGACGAGGTCGCGGAAGTCTAGCTTGCCGGTTTTGACGAACGTGGCCACGGCATTCTCGGCGCTCTGGAACGCACCGACCAGTGTCTGGCCGATATCGCCGCCGATGTCGCGGGCCTTGGCGGCATAGTCGGCGAGCGCTGCGGTGACTGCGCCCCAGCCTGTTGCGGCCTGTTCCGCACTCTCGACTGCTGCCGCCCCGGCAGCGCGCGCCGCGGCTCCCGCACCACCGGCAGCGGCGGCAGTCTCGTCCAATTCCAGCCCGAGCGCATCCGCCGAGGCCGCAGCATCGGCCAGTGCGGCTTCAGCCTCCGCACCGGTTCCGGTCACCGCGTCGCGCAGGGCTTGCCAACTGGCCAACGGGCGACCTGCGGCATCAGCCAGCATGCCTGCGGCTTCGCGGTACCCATCGGCGCGGGCGCTGGCGTCGTCGGCCATTGTGCCAAGACCGAGGTCAGGCGGTTCCAGATAGGTGCGCGACAGCGCGGCGGAGAAGGCATCGGCTGCGGCGGCACCCGCTGCGGTTGCAGCACCTTCAAACGGGTTGCCGATCCGCGCCAGCTCCAAGGGATCCAGCGTGCCGATCCTGATGCCACCATCACCTGTTGCCCATTCCGGCAGCAGCGCCAGTGCGGCGTTCAATCCGTTGATGAAAGTGTTGATCCGGGTGACGACACCGTTCAGCATCGCCTCGACGCCGGAGATCAGGCCGTTCGCGGCCTGAAACGCAAAGTCACCGATGGCACCGGGCAGACTGCCCCAGACCGCCACGGCGGCATCATAGGCCCCTTGGAAGATGGCCGCCGTCCGATCGCCGAAGCTGACCACGCCCGCGATGGTGCCCTCAAGTGCCGAAATCCCAGCCGCCTTCAGACCCTCCCACCCGGCCGCCATTTGTGCCAGCGCACCATCGAGCGCCAGCCCCATCCGCGACCAGACCTCTTTGGCCAGATCGCCAAGCAGGCGGAACGCCTCTCCAACGCCGCCAACCCGGGTGACAAGTTGCGAGAATTGATAGACCAACTCGCCCGCGCCGACGATCAGCGCCCCGATCCCGGTGCGGATCAGCGCGCCGCGCAGGAGGACCAGAGCGGTGGCCAGCCCGCGCACCGATAGGGCAGCCGCCGCCATACCAGCCACCCAGCGCCCGGCCATGATGCCCGCGAACGTCGCGGCATAAGTGGTCAGCCGTCCGAGGTTGTCGAACAGCGCCTTGATCGCGATGCCCAGTGACCCAGTGCGGCTGGCAATAGCTGCCATGGCGTTGGCGACCGCTTCCAAGGATGGCGCAGCGGCGACAGCAAGCTGGTTTGACAGCCCGCGCCAGATCAGGCCGAGACGCGAGATCGCGTCATTGGTGCGCTCGATCTGGTTGGCGTCAGCTTCGGAAACGACAACCCCGAAGGCAAGAACATCCTCGGTCGCCTGACGCAGTGTCGCCGTGTCGATCCTTGTGAACACCAGCGCCGCGCGGTCGCCGAAGAGCTGCGAGGCCACCGCCGCGCGTTCGGCTTCGGGGACAAACTGCCCGAGCGCCTCCTGAATGGCCGCAATGCGCGCATCGAGCGGCAGGCGCTGCAACTCCTCGGCCGAGAGGTGCAGGCGGTCCAGGGCATCGACCGCTGGTCCGGTTCCGGCGGCCGCCTGGCTCAGCCGCCGCGTCAGCTGCACGGTGGCTTGCTCGACCTGACCCATCGACACGCCAGCCAGATCGCCTGCCCGCTCCAGCACCTGAAGGCTGGCGACGGTCGTGCCGAGAGATTGCGCCATCTTGGCCTGCGCATCGACGGTCTGCAGGCCAGAACGGATCATCGCGACCCCCGCCGCCGCCAGCGCCGCAGTGGCAGCCGCTGCGGCCAGCGTGGCGCGGCGGGCAAAGGCGGCAACGCGCGCATTCGCCATGTCCATCTCGCGCGACAGCCGCCCGAACCCGCGCGCGCCTGCATCACCAACACCTTCCAGCTCGGCGCGGACTTGGCGGCCGCCTTCCGCGACGAGGCGGACAGAGACCCTTTTCTCAGCCATCGCGGCTTCCTTCCATTTGCTCGTTCAATTTGCGCACCATCACTGCCTCGATCTCAGGCAGCAGTTCGGCGGCGATCAGGGCGTCGATGCCCAGCGCGGCCGCGAGTGCGAGGGCCGCGCCCATGTCCCAGCCCAGCACAGCGCCGGGGATCACCCGCAGCTGGCCCCCGAGGCGGCCGACCAGATCCCAGACCTGCCAGCCCTCCGGCGTTTGCGGCTGGTTCAGTCTTGCGGGGCAATCCGGGCAACGCGCTTCGCAGGCCGCGCAGTACCGGTCGCCACCGCCGAAGGACCACTCGGCAAGGGCGCGGAGACGTTTTTTTCCGCGTCCAGAATCAAACCGCGTGCGACGTATTGGGTTTGGAACGCTTCGAACACCGGCCAGATTTCCAGAAGGGCGTCGATGCCCTCGGGGGTGACGGGCACAACTGTGCCCATGGTATCGCCCACGCCTTCCCAATCCAGCACGGCGCGACGGGCCACGGACTTGGCCATGGCGAGGGCCAGTTCCTCTTGGGAAGCACCATCGGGCAGTCCTTCGATGGCCGGATCCGCGCGGGCCGATACCATCAGGGCGGTGGTCAGGGGGCCCACCAGCAGGCGCAAGCCGGGGGCGAGGTCCAGCCATTGCGGCGTAGCGGTCAGGTTCAAACGGATCATCAGTATGCCTCGATATCGTTGATCAGGGTTGCGGTGCACATGCGGGCGGGGCTGGCAGCTTTCGCCGCTTGCCAGTCGAATGTCGCCTGCACGCCCTGCGGCCCGGAAATCTCGATCCGGGGGCGCGGCAGGTAGACGGCGTGGACGGTGAAGGTGAAACTTTCGCCAGAGGGCAGGACATAGGCGAAGCTGATCTCGCACGGATCGCCGTTGATTGCCTGCGTCACCAGCGTACTGTCGGCAAAGCGTACCTCGATCCGGCCGGTCAGTGCTGCGATGGACGGGTCTGCCCCGTCGATCTTGCCGTCGCTGCGGATGGTCTCGATCCGGTCGAGGTTGTTGGCATAGGTGATTTCCGCCGAGACCACGTTGCCGAGGGCGCTGCCGTTCCTGCTGATTGCGCCGTTGAAATGCCCGAACCGCTTCAGCGCCAGTTCAGCAGGCGTGCCCGCGCCGCTCAAAGTGGCGATGGTCTCGCCTTGCGCCACCAGCCGGGCGGTGGCGGTCAGCAGGCCAGAGCGCTGCACCTGCCACGACAGCTGATCCAGCACGCAGCCGGAATACATCGCGAAGCGCGGCACTTCGGGCATGCCGGTCTCGATCGACATCGAGGGCAAGGTCCAGCCGCCCGAGCGGAACTCATGGGTGTATGGCCCGGCACCAGAGGTGATCGGATCCCCTAAGGCCGCCTTCAGCCAGAACCCGAAGGCCTCGGCGTCGATCGGCACCATGACATCGCCATCGGCCGTCACCGCGTCCTTGATCGGGGCGAGAGGGTCGCGGCCATAGCCTAGCAATTCGCTGTTCAGAAGTGGCTGTTCCGATCCCAGCGAGGTGCTGGCAAAGGGCATCTTTGTGAAACCACTGAGAGGCGGGGTGCCGTAAACTGTCTCATACGCAAGCGCCATCTGCGCCCGCGCGCCTTGCGCACGTGCCATGGGTGTCTCCTTTTATGGTAGGGTGTCAGGCCAGCGGGCCGGTGGTGGTGTAGTGCAAAACGACGATGATCACCGCCGCTTTCAACGCCGCCGCGCCCTCGATGGGGAGATCGACAGAGGCAGGAGCCTCGGGTTCGATCCAATCGCAAAGGCCGCCCAGCGTGCGGTCTGCCTCCAGCGCCGTGCCAATGGCGGCGATCAGGTTGTCGAATGCCGTCGCGCGGCCATTCGGGGCCTGGACGACCACCTCCAGCTCGGCGCGGTGCTGGTAATGGAAGCGAAGCGGTGACAGCGTGACCTCCGGATCGCCCGGCTGGCCGTCTCGCAGGATGATCAGACCTGCCACCGGGATCCGCTCGGGCAGAACCTCGTCACGCAAGGTGAGGGCGGCAAGCGGAAGCAGCCGCGCGTGAAGTACGGCGAGGATGGTTTCGCGGGTGGTTGGCATGATTGCTCAAATGGGCCCAAGAGGGATTGCGGTGTTGAACTGAATGCTGTCAGCAGACCTTCCCCACCCAATTTCCAAAGCGCTTCGCAGCTTTGCCATCGTTTCGTCCCCGATCTGTTCCGCAAGCAGATTTTCGATTTCTTCAAGCGCTGTTCTGGCGTCGATTGCCAACTTCATTCCCTGCTGTGTCATTACAACCAACTTCTGGTTGCGCCGTGCCGGGTCGTCTTCCAGCTGGATCCAGCCAAGTGACTGGAGTTCGCGCAGTGTTTTTGAGATGGCCTGACGTGACACCTGCATTCTCTGGGCGATCTGTGCGGCGTGGGTGGCTCCACAGTCGAGGTTTCCGAACAGGATAAGGTGTGGCTCCGTGATGTCAGCGTAGCCAAGCGCCCTCAGTCGCCCGATCAAGTCGTGCAAGATTGATTGGGATGCCGCCTGTAACATAACGGTGAGCGGCTCTGGCGCAGAGCTCCGTCCTGGATGACTTGTAAACTTGGTTGACATGTTGACGCTCACCCTCATATATCGTCAACCAAGTTTACAACATCGGAGCCCCGGATGGCCAGCCTCAACCACATACTTCGCTTGAACGCCGCCAGCTCCCTTGGCTTCGGCACGGTGTTCCTTGTCGGTTCGGGCACCGTCAGTGCCTTTCTTGGCACCATTCCACCGGAGGTGCTGATCGCGATCGGCGTCGGCCTGATGGCCAATGGTGTGCATCTGAGTATTGCCTCGACGCGCGCAGTTCCACGCAGGGCGGAAATCGTCTGGTTTTCCATAGGCGATCTTATATGGTGGATGGCCTCGCTTGCATTCGTCGCCGCAGGGGTCTGGATCACTACCTTATCCGGCGTGGTCAGTGTCCTTGTCGTGGCCATGGCCGTCGCTGCTCTCGGGGTCGCACAGCTTGCCATTCTCGGCGTGTCGAAAAGCGACCTGTCCACGAGAGACCACTGGCAAAGGATCGGTCGTTCATGGCTATCCTTGCCGACCTGGGTCAAGATCTGGCTCTTTGCCCTGAATGCCGCTTTTCTCGCCTCGCCATTTTTCCTGTCATGGGGCGACTCCCATGTCATCCTCATCGCCTATGCGGCAACCGGGCCGCTTCTCCTTGGTTTTGCCGTGTACGAAGGCGGCCTGACGCGGCTGATGGGGGTCGGGCATTTGATACCTTGGATCCCTTTGCTCGGATGGCTGGGATCCTGGTTGATGGATGCTGACCATACAATGGAAGCCGTTGCGTATGTGGCATTTCTCACTGCGTTGATCTCCATTTGCCTTGTATTGGACATCTATGATCTGCTTCGATGGGTGCGTGGCGAGCGAAGCGTAATGATTGCGGCAACCTTCACCGCCATCGTCAATTGAGCCAAGGCAGATCAAGCCTATGTTTCCACCCAGTTTGCCACGATCAACCCCGGCACGCCATCCATCGCCCGTTCTGCATCCCGCGCCAGATCGAGCCGCTTGCGCAGTTTGACCTGCGGCACCAGCAGGAAGATCGGCACGGTCGCCAAGCCGCGTCCGGTTTTGGACTTGGACGCCACAGCCCGACCTTTGGAATTCAGCCGTAACTCGGCCACCAGCAGGCTTGGGCCCCTCCGGCGATAGATGAACCGCAGGCGCAGGCCGGTGCGGCGCTCCCATTCGCCGGGGGTGATGCGGCCGCCTTTGCTGCTTTTGCCTGCGGCTGGGGTGGGGATCGCCAGCCAGAAGCCATTCTTGGACCGGATCAGTGGCCCGGTGTCATGCGCGCCGATGATCACCGGTGCGTTCGACCAGACCAGCGCCGCCGCGTTCAGGCTGTCGCCGGACTTCGGGAAGCTGGCGAGGCGGATGGAGTTGCCAAGTCGGGTGCCCAGCCCAGCGCCGGTGATCTGGCTGCGCCAGGCGGATTTTAGACCGGTGCCAGCTTGGCGCATGGCGGAGGACACTGCTTTTTCGCCAGCAGCAATCTCAGCTTGCATCAAAGCGGCGATGTCGGGATTGATCTCGATCCTGAGCCTCATGTTGGCCGCAGGTCCAGCGACCAGATCAGGCGTTCGCGGTCGCGGACAGGCTCGCCTTGGATAGTGAAGCTGTCGGCCCCGACCACGATCAGATCGCCGGGGCGGGGCTCGGGCAGGTCTGCGACGCGCACGTCTACCATCATGGTATCGCTGACGAAGCGCGCCGCCCCGAATTCGGTGATGCGGTCCGGGGCGCGGCGGATCACACGGATTGGCATTTCCTCTGACGTGGTGGCAGAGATCCACAGGGCCGCCACCGCCATGCACGGGTTGGCATAGATGCGGTCCACGGCGGCGGCAAAGACGTTCATGGCGGACCTGTCAGTTCGAGGTGTGAATGCGGATCGCGATGCGCGGCCGCTTGTTCACTGGCAGGATCGAGGCCTCGGTCATCAGGTCGATCCAGCGGCCCTTCTCATCCAGATGCTGGCGCGCATAGAGTGGCAAGCCCATGGTGTTCGCTGCCTCCAGCAGGTTGGCCGGGCCGCCATAGGTGGTGAAGGTGTCCATCGTGCCCAAGGGGAAGGCGATACCCTCGCT